TATTTTTACCAGATGATTATTTAAGGAGTGAGACACCTCCATTTCATTATGAAGTGGCGGATGCCATTGACGATGTTAGTGTAAGACAGGCTGCTATCATTTTACCAAGGGGACATGGTAAGACAATCCTTACTAAGGCTTCTATTCTTAAGGACTTCCTTTTCTGTCCAAGTGATGATATGTTATTTTATGCGTGGGTTTCCGCTACACAAAAATTAGCAGTCGGTAATATGGACTATATAAAGTATCACCTAGAGCATAATGAACAAATAACATATTATTTCGGGAATCAAAAAGGTAGAAAATGGACAGAAGAGGATATAGAATTATCAAATGGATGTAAACTTATTAGTAAGAGTAATGTTACAGGGATAAGGGGTGGCGCAAAACTACACAAAAGATATGACCTTATTATCCTTGATGACTTCGAGCATGAAGAGAATACGCTTACGAGAGACTCTAGGGATAAAAATGCTAATCTTGTTACTGCTGTTGTTTATCCTGCCCTTGAGCCTGAGACTGGGAGGATTAGAGTAAATGGAACTCCTGTTCATTATGATAGCTTTATTAATAACCTTCTTATAAATAGTGCCAAAGCTAAAAAAGATGGAAAAGATTTCGCTTGGGATGTAATCACTTATCAAGCCATTGATGACGATGGTCACTTCTTATGGTCTTCTTTTTTTACTCCAAAAATTATGGCACAGAAAAAGCAATTTTATTATGACTCTGGTCAACCTGCTAAATATTACCAAGAGTACTTCATGCAGGTGCAGAGCGAGGAAGATGCTATTTGGAGGCGACAAGATGTTAGACCATATGAAGGTTTTATAAAATATGATGACGATGAACAAATAAACTATATACATTTAAAAGACGAAGAACGAGTGCCAGTTAATTGCTTTATTGGTTGTGACCCTGCGACTGATATAGATACAAAAACATCTGATTTTTCAGTCATTATGGTAATCGCAGTTGATACAAGACGAAATGTTTATGTATTAGAGTATGAGAGACATAGGAGTATTCCCACTTTGGGAAGTAAATACGAAGGAGCATTTAAGAAAAATGGTGTAGTTGATTATATTTTAGAATTGTATGAAAAATATCATTGTACGTCTGCTACCGTTGAGGATGTCGCAATGAACCGTTCTGTCTTTCAATCCTTGAATGAAGAACGTAAGAGGCTAAATAAGTTCGAAATAGCAGTGATAGCATCTAAACCGGGAGGTCACCAGAAGCGAAATCGAATCTATTCTGGTCTTAATGGGCGTTTCTCAATGGGTTTAATACATATCCGGGATAATATGTTTGATTTAAGCAACGAAATTGTTACATTCGGAGCAAAGATGGCTCACGATGACACCATCGAAGCATTGTATTACGCCTGCTTAAACTCTTTCCCCCCAGATTACAAAGAAGATACCAAAGAGCGTAAGTGGTTTAAACAGAAGAGGAAAGCCAAAAGTTGGGTAGTAGCATAGGAGGATATATGCCATATGGAAAAGGAACGTACGGAAGTAAAGTCGGAAGACCTTCCAAAGCAGTCAAAAAAGCAGGACGGAAAAAAAAGTCAGGTGCCAAAAGAAAAAAGAGAAGATAATTGGTATAATGATACCCTTGTACCTGTCTTAGAGTGGAGAAATGATAATGTCACTATATCTGTACAAAAAATCAAATTTTATGCTTAACTAAAGAGGAATATAATGGCTAAACGTGGAAGAGGAAGACCTAAGGGTTCTAGAAACAAAAAGACTCTTATGAAAATGGTACAAGCTAGGAGAACAGAAAAGAGTCGCTCTTGGTTAGATGCGGTTATAATTGGTATGAAAAATTTTTTAAAATCACCGTGGAGTAAATAATGCCTAGATTCGGGAAGAGAAGCAAAGAACGTCTAAAGGGTGTAAATATTAAACTCGTAAACGTACTTAATAAACTTATCAAAATAATGGATGTTACTATTATTGAGGGGGTTAGGAGTGAGGAAAGACAAGCTGAACTCCTTGAAAAAGGGAAGACGAAGGTTAAATATTCAAGGCATATGGAAGGTAAAGCTGTTGATTTAGCACCTTATCCAATAGACTGGGAAGACAGAGAAAGATTTCACTATATGGGTGGAATGGTTCGTGGCATTGGACAAGAAATGGGGATTAAAGTTCGCTGGGGCGGGGACTGGGACTCTGATGGCGAAATAAAAGACAATAATTTTGATGATTTAGTTCATGTGGAGTTAAGATGAAGGGTAGAAGATTAAAAGTTAAAAGTAATATTGAACCGTCTAGACCAGATGATAAAGCCTTAACTGGAAATGCTTTAGCTGGAACTGCCCATGATAGTGGGAGTAACAAAAGTGTCTGGCAAACTATGGTTGATAATTCAGGTTTTGCTAAAAAACATCCAGATATAGTTTTAAAAGGGAAAAAAGATGCCAAGAGTAAGTAGTAAAAAAAGAGCCGAAGTTATATATCAATTATATTCAAAGGCTAAGGGGACTTGGCGTTCAAAATGGGAAGCCCAAGCGCAAAAATGTTTTGATTTTTATCATAATGACCAATTAAGTGCCGAAGAGACAAGGCAATTAGAAGAATCTGGTATGCCTACTTTTACTATTAATAGGATAACTCCTGTAATAGAAATGATGAAATACTTCACGACTTCTAAAACCCCAAGGTGGCAGGCTATTGCAGCGGAGGGCAGCGATACTGATATAGCAGCCGTACATTCAGACATTTCTGAGTACTGTTGGCATTTATCTAATGGAGATTCTTTGTATTCTCATGTAATACAAGATGCTTTAATAAAAGGGCTTGGGTGGTTTCAAATTGATATAGACCCCGACCAAGATAGAGGGATGGGTGAAGTTATATACAAAAGAATAGAACCTTTTGATGTCTATGTAGACCCAATGAGTAGGGATTTTTTAATGAGGGACGCTAGTTATATTATTGTAAAAAAGGAGTTGCCTCGTACTCAATTAATTAATTTGTTTCCAGAATTTAAAGCGAAGATTCAAAAAGCATCACAAAGCGAGAATCAAGCTGGTGGATTTTGGCAATCTGAAAGAGATTCTTTCGCTTCGGATAGTATTCAACCTGAAGACATTGGTCAAGATGCTTATGACCCTGAGACATCTGAGGACGATGGTGTCTTAGATTATTATGAAGCTTATTCTAAAGAGAGGTATCCGTTGTATAATGTATTCTTACAAATTCCTGAAAGCGCAGGCAATTTAAAGGAAATGAAAGCACAGGCGGACGCACAAATACAAGCAAAGAAAGAAGAAATGGAAGTTCTTTTTAAAGAGAAAGCCTTAGAATTACAAGAATTAGTTGCTCAAGGTGAAGTGATATATGAAAGAGCTGAAATAGAAATGAAAAAAGCTCGGAAAGAAATGGAAGCTGAGTTAGAAGCATTTGAGGTTTCATTAATGAATGAAATTCAAGAAAGTGCAAGTTCTATTGAGCAACAAGTAATGTCACAGGAAGAGTATGATATAGTTCAAGCTGATAAAATGCTCTCAGCTAGTGTTGTAGAGGCTGTTAAATTTTATGATACTAGGGTGAAAATGTGTGTTACTTTGGGAAGTTCTACAATGATGTATGAAACTTACTTGCCAATAAATGATTATCCACTTGTTCCTATACCTTATATGTGGACAGGGACTCCATATCCTATGTCAGCAGTTTTACCGCTCATAGGTAAACAACAAGAAATAAATAAATCTCATCAATTAATGATTCATAATGCGAATTTAGCTTCCAATCTAAGATGGGTTTATGAAGAAGGTTCTGTGCCTGAAGCGGAATGGGAAGCGTATTCATCTGCTCCCGGTGCATTACTCAAGTATAGGCAAGGATTTACACCTCCTACTGCTATACAACCTCAGCAAATTAACAATGCTTTTTTTACTACCGTGCAACAGGGTAAATCAGATATGGAATATATATCAGGTATTTACTCTTCAATGCAGGGGGACACTGGTGCGCAGCATGAGACTTACCGTGGCTTACTTGCTCAGGACGAGCATGGAACTAGAAGAATAAAAGCGTGGATGCAAACCATTGTTGAACCTGCATTGGAGCAGTTGGGGAAAGTATTTATGCAAATGGCACAGCAGACGTATCAAGCGCATAAGGTATTTAGGATAGTTCAGCCTAGTGGAATACAGGAAGATAGACAAGTTGAGATTAATGTACCGATTTATAATGACTTAGGTAAATCAATAGAAAAATATAATGATTATTCTTCTGCGAGATTTGATGTCAGAATAGTAGCAGGCTCTTCAATGCCTGTGAATAGGTGGGCATTATTAGAAGAATATTTTAGATGGTATCAATCTGGTCTTATTGATGACATCGCAATGTTGGGTGAAACTGACGTTAGGGGTAAAGAACAAATCCTTAAACGTAAATCAATATATTCTCAATTAAAATCACAAGTTGATGGTCTTGAAACTCAATTGAAAGATAAGATGGGTGAGAATGAAACTTTGAAACGCCAACTTGTGCAAGCAGATATTAAAGGTGCGACAAACGAAGTAGAGACGCAGATGAAAGATGAACTAGTAAAATCAAAAGCACAACAAAAACTTATGCGTCAACGAATGGCGGATAAAGACCAAGCGATGAAGGTAAAATAATACTTGCATCAAATTAACAGATAGGAGTAATATCACATGGAACAAACAGACAACCTGCAAGACAGCAGCCCTGATGTCCTAGAAGCCGTAACAGGTAGCCCAGCGGGATTAGACGACCCGGGTGCTTTTTTTGGTGCTTTAGACCAAGCGGCAAACGGACTTATAGTCGATGAAGGGCAACCCCAACAACAGACAACCTCGCAAGTAGCGAACCCTGTTGCCGAAGCCACAAGCAGTGGCGAAAACCTCAAACAACTTGAAAAGAGATATTCCGATTCTTCGAGAGAAGCAAAACGACTTAACACTCGCTTGAAGGAATTAGAGCAATATGCTCCTCTCTTAGATAAGATGAGGGAAGACCCTAAATTGATTACTACAGTTAGAGATTATATTCAGGGTAGTGGACAACAAGGAATCAAAGAAAGATTATCTTTAGATGAAGATTTTGTATTTGACCCCGATGACGCTTTTAGCGACCCAAAGAGTGATTCTGCAAAAGTTTTTGATTCAGTAGTTAACCAGAAGGTTTCTCAAATAGTTAGTGGGAAACTCGGTAAAGAAAAGCAAGAACAAGCTATTCAACAACAGGCGGCAGAGTTTAAAAGTCGCCACGATATGAATGATGAGCAGTTTGAAAACTTTATGCAATTCGCAACGAGTAGACCATTGAATTATGACGATATTTACTATTTAATGAATCGTGAAAGTCGGGACACTAATATAGCGTCAGAAACTAGAAAGGAAGTAGCAACTCAAATGCAGAATGTGAGGCAAAAGCCTATATCATTAGCAGGACGAGGCGCAGCTTCTACTGAAGAAGTTAAAGTTGAAGATGCTATCTTTAATTCCATGTTGAATGAAGGTTTAGATAACCTATTTGGACAATAATAAATACTCATAAAGGAGATTAACATGGCAAGTACACCATTACAATTAAGTAATTGGAATTTGGCAGACGTAGATTCCCCGGGTAGTTCAGGTTCCACTCTCAACACTGGTGTACTTCGCAGGAAGTATAACTTTGGCGACAGAGTAAGTGAACTTGCAATATCCCAAACCCCTTTCTTTCGGTTTTTATCGAAGGTAGGTAAGAATTCAACGGATGACCCAAGTTTCAAATTCACGGAAAGACGACCATCTTTCCATAAACGCTACTCATATGTAGTAGGAAAACACGCATCAGTAGCGGCAACTGGTAACGATGCGGCTGATGCA